TTCAACTCCTTGTCCTCCTTCAGGATTCTCAAAATGTTTGGGCATCATATTCACCCCTTGTCTCCGATAGATCTCTGCTAAAGGTTTTCCTGATCCTTTGTCGTGTTGAGCACCGTCATGAGGCCAGATGACAGGAATCCAGTCTCCTCTTGCTTTGATTGCTGCAGAGTGAACGATTGGTGTTTCTGCAGACTTTCGGTAAACGTCATAGACGTAAGCGACATCTTTGTCCCTATCATGAGCAATCCAGACAGCAGCAGTAGGATGATCGTATCCAAAATCAAGAGCACAGATCTTTGACCAGTGTTCTGGAATTGCAAATGCCGACCGTTTGATTTGATTTTCGTCAATAGGAAATACCAGACCTGATCCCAGAACTGGAATACCTTTGGAACGCATATCCCTCTCATGAGGAGGAAGTGCTGCCAGAATTTCTGCTTTAATCTCATCATCCAAGTGTGGTGCATCATCCCATGTAGCATTGTAAAGTTGCTGATGAGGTTTTAAATCGTTCATGAATTGGGCAACGACATTGGTCATTCCCGATTCGGGTGTAAATGTCATAAATGTCAGACCACCGCTTTTGAGGGAAGCACGTAATGCCTGACTGTAAATATCTTGAGGGGGTTCCTCGTCCATCCAGATCACATCGATGGCTTTCCCCATCCATGCCTGTTTCCCCTGCTCGTAGGACTTCAAATAGCACTTGGAATTTCTTCCTGACACATGCTTTACAGTCACTGTCGAAATTGCGTTGGGTATTCCAGGTTGTCTTTCCCATTTGACAATTTTGTCTTTTGGCACGGCTCCTCTGCCGAAATCTTCTTCATCTCCAGGCTCACCCAAAAGCTCGGCCTGAACAATGTCTCTTGTGTTTGCTGTCGTATTTCCTGCAGCCCATGCCTTAATGGGTCCATGAAACCGATATCCTTTCCACCATTTGGGATAAATTCCTGTAAGGTGATATCCCATTTCTGCTGCCCCACAAAACGTCTTTCCTGTCTTGTTTGCTGCCATGAGTAATCGTTGACGTGCCAACTTACCATCGTTGTCTCTGGCATCATGAAAGTTCTGCTGGTACTCGTATGGATCATAATATGTGAGCCTATTGGTCTCTTTCTTTTCTGTAATCTGTTCGGCAATTTTTAATGCCTGTTCTAAGACTTGAGGTTCACTCATGATTTAGGAATACCCTCTCCATAAGCGATCTTCTTTGCCCATGCTGGAATAAACGATCCTAAGTTGAATTCTTTTCCAGATTTCTTGGATTGCTTCCATGTTGAAAGTCCATGAATAATATCAGAACCAAGTCCAAGATAAGGCATTCCCAAAAAGACTTTTCGACCTTTCCATTGAATGACCTTGGTATCTTTCGATCCTGGACCTTCTGCCTCAGACCAACTTCTAAGTTCGCTTGGTGTTTTACCTTCTTTAAACCCTGTAGAAACATTTGGTTTTTGGCTTCCAAGAATTTCTATTTTCTTTTGATTTGGTGGTCTACCTGTAATTAAAGTTTTTTGCCTGTTACTGATTGCATCTAGTTTTGCCTGATTAGGAACATTGCTTTTAGAATCTTGTTTTACTTTTGCTTGGTTTTTTGCATCTTCTACAAAATCAGCATTTTTTTCAGAATTTGTTCTGACAATAATCTTTTCGGGTGTTTCCAGTTTCCCATCTGGTTTAACTTCTTGATGCATCTTTACTATCCCACTTCTTGGTGTTGACATATTTACCAAGTTCATGCTTTTTGGACCTTCTGGACCAATAATTTGAAACATTGGTGGCATCTTCTGAAGATTTTTAAATGGGGTATCAGGAGCAATTCCTGTAAGAAGGGTTTTGTTATATCCTTCCATTGGAGAAGGAGGATTATATTTAGTTTCTGCACCTTTCTTAACATAAGTCTGCATTGAGCTTTTCAACTTCTTCATCTCTTTTTTAATATTCTTAGGATCAGTCCGTTTATTTATTTCTTCATTAGTTTCAAGACGTGATCCCCACATCATCTCTAATTTGCCTGTTTGGTAATTTCTTACCATTCCCTGATTGACCCGAATTTTTTGTGGAGTAGTATTTTTTAATTTTGCTTCTGTAGTTTTTAATTGCTTCATTTGCTCAGAAGTCAAAGGCTTCATTCCTCCATCTCCTTCGTAAACTCCACCAGCAGACTTTTTACCCATTGAATTACCTTCATTCCAGGTTTCTGCATCTAGCCTGGATTGTGCTGATAAGGCATCTACTTCAAACTGTCGTGCTGCTTCTGCACCCTGACTATGCTTAATCCTTTCAGCTTCTAGTTTGATTTCTTTAGATTGTTTTTGCTGATTTTCCCAATTAATCTCACCTTCTGATTTGATTTGTGATTTAGGTGAATCAAGTTCTTCTTTTGGGTCCATACCAAGTATTTTAGATTCTTCAATCTCTGTCTTGGTATCAGCTTCAATTAGGTATCCAGTTTCTGGATCTTCTATTGCTGTTTTCATAACGTCTTTGCTTAACAACCGATCTACTCCAGCTTGCCATCCTGATTGAACTGGTTTCTGTCCCTCGATCTTTTTTGCTTCCAAAACACGACCTAATTCTTTAATTGGTGCAGTGAGAATAGATTGAGATACTTGTGTCTTAAAAAATTTCTTTTGTCCTTTGTGAACAACTGGGATTCCAGCTTTAACAGATTCAGCACTTCCAGGTTTGACAGACGACAAACTTGACGCTTGCGATGACTTGAGTTTACTGGCTTCTTTAGGTTTTAAGTATCTATTTGAATCAACCTTTGGATTTCCTGGAATACGTTCCCTGTTTGCAGGATCACCCATGCCTGAAATGCTAACTTCTTCAAAATGCTGTGCATTGACTTGTCGCCCCCCTTCTTGACCCTGAAGAATATTCCCGTAATTTGTATCTTCAATCATTCTTGAAGGTAACTCTCCATCAATGTTTTCACTAGCAATGTATGATGCTCCATCAAGCATTACTGGTTTAATCTTTTGCTTGTCACCAGTGTCATGAACGACTTGTCTTGTTCTGGAAATTTGTCCCTTTTCGGTCATCACAACTTCACCAGCAAGCTTCTCTAAAGATGCATCATGGATTGGAGAAGTGAATATTCCGTGTTTTTGACGGACACTTTTGCTTAAAAGACGCTGTGCAATGAAATTACCGACCTTCTGGATCTGTTTATTCCCTTTTATCAAAATATTTGGGTAATTTTGCCCAGTTTTCTGGTTGGTTCCCCCTTTAAACTCATGTTCATCCTTCAACATCAGTTTTTGAAGGTTTTCTAAGACATATTCTGCAGGAGATGGGAACCCAGATACTTTTTTTACCTCTGAATAAAGCCCAGTTCGTGGATCTTGCTTATATCCAAGCTTTTTTTGCTGTTTGTAATAACCTTTGCTGTAGTTTTGGGCATCCTTTAAGACGTTATCAACAATTCCTTCCAGTTTTGCTGGCAAAATGTTGCCTTTTTCAGACATTCCAGCATTCTTCAATGGAGAAATAGGTGTTTTATACAGTCTTTTCTTACCCTTCTTTCCTGTATTAGGATCTGTATCTCTTGTAAAACGGGTAATTGTTCCAGTAAAAGGACCAGATGAAGCATTTCTAGACTGCAGAATGTTCTGTAATGCACTGATCTTTTGATTAGATCGACCTCCTGACACAGTTGACGGTGACGGATTTGTTCCTGCAGAAGCAGTTAGAGCAGTAGGCTTGCTCTCCGTAGCAGCCTTAATCCCGCTTAAAATCCCTTTTTTCTTCTTCTCTGCCATCAGTAATCAGTCAGAAGTGTTTTCCTTCGCTTTTTCTTGTGCTTCTTCACTTTGTCTCTCGCTTTTTCTGTGTATTTAAAAGTTGCTGATCTTGCTTTTGCGTATGCTTCTGCTTTCCACCTTTGTCCAAATGACGCAATCGACTGATCCTTTTTCAGTCCAACGGACGGAACGACATGGTGTTTACCATCCATCTCCCATGTCTGAAGAACTTCATGTGCCACGTTTAATTAACGACAGGAAGTGCTTGCGATGTCTCCGTAACTGTTCGCTTAGTTCGTACCTTTGCCAGAAGAACCTCCGCACCATCTCGTCCCACCAATCCGACCAGTTGTGCTTCCATCTCCTCAACCGTCTTTTTAACATCCAGTTCTCCATCTACAGATTTCCAGCCTGAACGATCCAACAGATCCCGTGCTGCATGAAGCCTCACCTGATCGCTCTCACTACGGTCCATTAAATTCTCCATCACTGTCAGTGCCTTGGGTCCAACTCCTGATAACTTCTCCTTCATCAAACCATCTATCTCTTCCCTCAACTGACTCTTTAAATTCGATGCATGTAACTTCAACTTCCTCTCATCACCATGATCGTATCCTGCAAACCGTGCAGCCCTTACTGCGTC